GAGAACGGCGAAAGCGACAAGGCGGGTAAAGCGTTCTTTGACACTGACGGGAATTTCAAGATTGCCGAGTTTATGCATTTTTGCTCAACCATGCTTGTTAAGGAGCCAAAAGAAAAAGGCAGGGCTCCGGCCATGATCGTGTTTTGCTCATTCCAGCAGTTAAGCATGGTTATCGACTACGGCAAGCAATATGGATTTATGAATTTTATCCCGCTCACGTTCATCAAAAACTTTTCCGCTCAAGTTCTCAAGGCCAACATGAAAATTGTCGGCGCCTGTGAATATGCGCTTGTCTTATATCGCGACAAGCTGCCGAAATTCAACAATCACGGGAAAATGATTTACAACTGGATGCCATGGGAAGCTGACAACAGCTATCCGAAACTTCACCCGACACAAAAACCGATACCGCTACTCAAAAGGCTTATCTCGATTTTTACAGATGTTGGCGACGTTGTTATTGATCCCGTGGCAGGAAGCGGATCGACGCTTCGGGCGGCGGCCGAATTGGGCAGACACAGTTACGGCTTTGAGATCAAGAAAGATTTCCATAAGGCGGCAAAAGAGCAAATGCTTTCATCCATTCCGCTTTCCCTGCCTATGGATCGGCGCCCATTACGACCGGATCGAGAGCAGACAGAAATGGAGGTAACCACATGACCGCATACACCGTCCGCCCCGATGTCCGCACGTACCTGATCAAGGCGTACCAGCAATCCATTCTGCGTGGTTTGCTCTCGACGGACAGATTGTACTATCGGGTACGCAGGCGCAACGGCGACCGCTGGTTATACCGGGTCTACGCGGACGACCATGGCTGCCCGATGATCACTCTGACAGCCTACACGGCCGCACAGCTCGCCGAGGTCAGCATGGAGCCTACGGTGCCAATCATTGACGACGTGATTGTGTGGCCGAGGGAGAAGGAGGCGACCCATGAGTGACCCAACAATATCCGACAACCGCGGATGCGTCTGGTTCTGCTTCGGGAAGAATCGCCACTGCGCTTATTGCGACATTATGGGCGTGTGCAATGCTCCAGCGTGCCCGTATGCGGTTTGCGACGGCATACCCGTATGCAGTCTGGGACAGCCTTGCAAACGGGACGGAGGTGCGAAGTGATGTACTTTCCGGGACTGTCTGACATTTCCATCTATGCCACGATCAAGCCATGCCCGATGTGCGGCTCCGAGGCGCATCTGCACACGGTGGACCCGCATGTGCATATCTTCGCCCGGTGGATGCCGGGATACCAGGGCGGATCATACGTCGAGTGCTCCGGGTGCACGTGCAGCGTATCCGGGGAGACCAAGGCCGAGGCGATCGGCACGTGGAACAGGAGGAAGCAGGTATGAGCATGTTGACACCGGAACAGATTTTTGAATTATGCAAAACCACACCGCTAACGGTCGCGGACGGCGTCGTTGGCATATCGGAAACCGATTTTCACGCCCTACTCGGCATGGCATCGCGCCTGTTAGACGTGTGGGAGTGGGGAAATGTCGCGAGCGGAATTCACGACGCCAACACGGCAGGCGGTTATTCAAACGCTCAATTTGATGTTCGGAACATCATCGACGGGGAGAGGGTGGAGGCATGAATAGAAAATGCGACATATCGCATTTTATCGGGCAACTGATGGACTGGAGGGTGCAGACATGAACGGTATCATCCGTATCGACAGCTACTTCCTGCGGGTCAAGACCCTGCTGAAAGACCATGAAGCCATGCTCACGGATCTCGCCGGGGTGGACGGGCCATGCGGGCGGCAGGGCGGGCGGTTGAAGCAACTGTACGAGGACCTTGCCGACATCCCATCAGCGGTCTGCCTCCGGCCGCGGCCGTTAGACATGGAGATCATACCCGGCAATCAGGACCCTGAGCGCAAAATATGGGGCAACATCCAGCAGATCCACCGGGAGCAGCGTGCATGCCATGCGGAGATCCGGCACGTGGAGGGTGAGATACGCGAGATTGAGCGGCTGATAGCAAAGGTGATGCGATTGGATGGGCAACCGGGGCGGGTGCTGAGAGCGCTGTATATCGATCACCTGACATGGGAGCAGGCGGAGATCTGGACGGGAGTCTGCAAAGCCGAGATCTCCCGTTACCGTAACATTGGAATCGGAAAGCTTGCAAACAGGCTCTACTCTAAGATAAAAACGGATTTTGAGAATCCGAACTAATCCTAATTGTTACCAACTCGGAAGTGTGATATTCTCATAATCGACAGAGTTGACTAAGTGAAGGGCGTTGGGCGAAAAGCCTGGCGCCTTTTGCGCGTCCGGAATTACCACAGGCAGACAGACAGACAGAAAGGAATGAGGCAGAAAGATGATTTTGAAGTACCAGACACCAGCAGAAGAAGGAGCGCCGAAAGGCTTTCCAAAATCGACACATGTGATTTCTGGAATAGACAGGTATGAATTTGGATATTCTCCCAATCCGGAAGAAGGACACGCGTTGGACTTGCACATATCTTATCATCTCGAAAAAGAAACAGACAAATCTACACAGTACACGGACCGCGCGGTTACTATTTACCCGGGGTGCTCGGCTTTTATGATGAACGACGAAGGAAAGACAATCGAAAGAATCAGATGATTACTGCTGCCTGTGGTAATCTCTTTTTTATTTAAAGACAGGAAGGTGAGGTAGGTGCATGAAGAAGCTAAGACGCTATATGATTCTGGCATGTCACTTGCCGATATCGCCGCAAAGCTAAATAAACCACCGGGGACTATCAGAGGGTGGAAGTGCAAGGAACACTGGAACACTGGAACGCTGGAACGTTCCAAAGACGCTATAGCAATCCAGAGTGTTATCTCAAATACATCCCTGACAGCCAAGCAACAACTATTTTGCTTACATTACAGCAAATCATTCAATGCGACTAAGAGCTACCAGAAGGCGTATGAGTGCGACTATATGACCGCTTGTGCGTCCGGCCCCCGATTGTTAGAAAATGTTAGGATTCGCGACGAAATAATGAAGCTTAAGGAATTGCGCTACTCTCAATCCGTCCTAAGACCGGAAGATATATTCCAGAAATACATGGATATAGCCTTTGCCGACATAGCGGACTTCCTCAGCTGGGGGCAGGAAGAGGTTCCTGTTGATTCCTATGAGGATCCAGAAACGGGCGAACGCAAGGTTATCACTCAGCTGCGGAATAAGGTCAATTTTCACGAATCAACCAACGTGGACGGCTCTATACTGTCCGAGGTCAAACAGGGCAAGGATGGTTCATCCATCAAACTGGCCGACCGTATGAAGGCGCTGGAATGGCTCACAGAACACATGAACATGTCAACAGAAGAGCAGCGCGCCAAGATCGACCAGATCAAGGCGTCCACGAAAGCAATTGCAGATCCGACGCAAAACAGAAGGACTGTGATCAAGTATGACATATGAGCCGATTGAGGAAGAAGTAAGCATAAAGGCAAACATCATCGAGAAGCTCATCCCTGTATTTAAGGACAGATCAAGGACGCACGAGATTATCACATCTGGGCGAATCGGATTCAAGTCATCGTTCGCGGCCATTAGAACGGCCTTTGATGTTGTTGCAGATGATGACTGCTCCGTTGTGGTCATCCGAAAATTCCACAACAAACTGCATAAGACGGTGTACAAGGAAGTTTTGAGGGCCATAAAGATCCTGAAAATATCGAGGGAAGAACTCAAAATCACCGTTTCACCTATGCAAATAACATATCTTCCAAATGGCAATACGATCTACTTCACGGGCAATGACAGCATAGACGATACCAAGGGTATGATAGACGAAACCAAACCGATCAAGTATGTCATCATCGACGAGTTAACAGAGTTTTTCGATAGAGGCGACGGCGAGGATGAACTGCTAAACATTGAGGCGACGTTCTCAAGAGGGAATGACGGGATATTCCAAATCCTTTATTTGTATAATCCTCCCAAAAACCCGAACGCGCCTATCATGAAGTGGCTCGAAAAGATGAAACTTCGCCCTGACTGTAGGCATACGCACACAAACTTCCGGGACGGTCCGCAAGAATGGGTAGGCAGGGCGTCAATCGAATCGGCCGAACAGCTCGAGATATCGGACCCGAAACTGTATAGCTGGTTATGGCTCGGACTCTGCATC